ACATGCACATAGGGGCCGAAGACGATCCGAAGGCTACGAGTTACGTGGATGCGCCGATGCTCACTTGCATCGGGCGTGATGAATTTTAGTTCGCTTATGCGCCCTATCTGACGGAGGCTCCGATGGCTCAAGAGTGGCAATGCCCGTACTGCAAAGCGTGGCGGTCGATCAAGGATCGCGCCTGCACACACGCCGTTAATGACTACGGCAAAGACCCAGTAACGGGGGGGCGCAGATCACGTCTCGGACGCCCGCTCGAAACCTGGACAGCCGACCGAGAGCCGAATTACGCCACGCGCTGACCGCCGCAGACCGCAGGAGGTTGAAATGTCCAAAACTGACGAACCGCGTTTGAAATACGGCGCGCTGATCGAGCGGCTGCGGAAGCGCGCGGCTCTGGCGAACGAGATTAACGAGTTCGGCCTTGAGAGTGACTTGCTAGACGCCGCTGCCGCGCTTGGCGAATTAAAAGAGACGCGGTGACGTGTCGTAAGGGCCAGAGGATCAAATGGACAAAGAGCAAAAACGGATAAGCCGCCAGTTGGCGAAGATGCGAGTTGAACTTGATGGGCTCAAGTTCACGCCATCGCGCACGCGGCGCCGGCTGATAATCGACGCCGAGACGCGCGGCCTGCTCCGCTCAGCTGTGGTTCAGCTCGAAATCATCCGCGCCAGGAATGCGGCGAAGGATACAACCATTCGCGTTTATAGGTAGTCCTCGCATGTCCCGCGATTGGTTACACGTTCGATCCGAGATCAACCTACCGGGCCGCGTCCTGACCAAGACGCCGCACGAGATCGGCGTCATCGTCGCGCATCAGCAGATCAACTATGGGATGGCAATCGAGGCTGACCCCTACGTTCTCAAGTGCCTCAAGCGAGCGATCTTTTCTGCCGTTCGAGACACTATCGTTTGCAGCAGTTTACCGCAGGAGAAAACATGACAGCCGCAACGGAAATGTGGGCCAAGAAGTGCGCCGAACTGACAACCGAGAACGAGCGGCTGCGGGCGGCGTTGACGCAGATCGCCTCGATGGGCGATGAGGACAACGAATGGGATGGGCGAGATAAGTTCCGAGACGTTCGCTCGTATGCTCAGCGGGCATTAGAGGGGATGGTGCCCGCCAGCGTTAATCAGCAGTTAGGGAAAGAGCCATGAACACCGACTTGTCGCCGCTCGTGGGCCACACTCCGCAGGCTGACACGCCTGTATTTCGGTGCGACGAGAACCTGCCTGGGGTCGCGCGCTTTGATTGGGGCGTCCGAACGCCGAGGCATGGCGAGAGGAACTTGAGCGGCTATACGCCCATCGAGAAGGCATACATCCTCGATAAGGCCACCCGCTCTTGCTACGTGTGGCGCGATGGCGAATGGCGCAACGACTTTGCGCGTAGCTGGTCATGGAACGATGAAAGCGTCTCAGTCGAAGAATTTGCGCGCCGAGTGGAGGCGTCACCCCTCGAAATGATTTGGTGTTGGATGGGGGACGGCTTTTGGAGCGTGCGCGATTTCAACGCCGTGCAGTAACATCACAACAGGGAAACCCGCCACATGGGCGCACTAAGCCTAGGCATTTATCTGGCGAGCATCGTCGGCGCCGTGATCTTCACCGGCCTGGTGGCTATCCTTGTGTACGGCGCGGTCCAGAAGATCAGGGGGCGGTAGGATGGCGGAGCGTAACGAATTTGAGGCGGCCAAATACGCGATGCTTCTCGATATGCTGCGCCGCGCGACGGCAAATGGCACACACGAGAAAGTCGCGTCAACTATCCTAGCCGACTGGTTTCCGATGTGTACGGTCGATGCTCATGGCCGGGTTGGCGTCAAACTCAGTGACGGTGAGCAAGGGCAGGAGAAAAAGTCATGACAAAATCAGTTGAGGCCGTCGCCGAGTGTGCGGACTTTGGCCCCGCATACGATGGCGAAGAGTACGTGACGCTGACGTTCCGCGTTCGCAAGGACCAGCGGGCAATTCCGGGGATATGGGACTTGACGCCACGATGCCCCGGCACGCTCGATTGGGCCGAAACGAAGCATCCAGAAAAAGCCACGGCGCGGGACGCGCAGAGATAAGCGAGGAGCGCGGAGGAAAAGATGAGCGAGCGCCGATACACCATTTCCGAGATCGACAAGATGCGTAATGGCATCGCGTGTCGGTTTGAGAGCAGACCTATTCTATGCTCCTTCAATGGAGCGATCTCGAAAGGGAGCCAGGAACGGGTCGATGCGTTTTGGAGGACCGTCGAGGATCAATTGCGAACCGCTTTAGTGGCGGGTGTTGATCCGGCAGAGTTCGGTAATGGGCAATCAGCGCCCGGAAAATAATCGGTTTTGCAAAATACAGTTGCAAACTTTGATACACGGACTCAAAACAGTGCATGGACGATGAGCTACGCTTCCACGATGAAATTGCCGCCCGAGTGTGGTTTGAGCGCCAGCGTTGGCCTAACGGCCCGGTGTGCCCGCACTGTGGCGGCACGAAGTTCTATGACACGAGGAAGGTCAGCGTGTTGCGCTGTGGCAATGGGGCGTGTCGGAAGGACTTCTCGGTTATGACCGGGACCGTGATGCACGGAAGCCGCGTGACGCTACCTCAGTGGGCGCGAGCGTTCCATTTGGCCGCATCGAGCGAGACGCTGCCAACGGCCACACAGCTTCGCGACGAGCTGGGATGCGAGTTCAATACTGGAGCCCTGATCCGGCGCAGACTGAAAGAGGCCGCAGAACGTGGCGGCATGTTTTCTGCGCGGCGGTTGTAGATGATGAGGGATTTACCGAGATTGGATGCGAGAGGGACAAATGGCTTTCGAGAATGACCCGGAAGGCTACCGCATGGCGCAATACTATGCTGGCGCAGATTTTGACAAGGTGAAAACCGTCACCCATGAGGTCTTGCGCGAATGCGGCATGAAATACGATCTAACGGAGTTCTGCGCTCTTATGAACGACCTGTTGGCGTCTGTCCCGGAACAGTACCGCGCCTCGGCCAGGGTGTTTCTTTACGATCCGGGCTACGATGGAAGCACGAGCTTCCAAATAACGTATGTCGGACCTGAGAGCGCTGAGGTCGTCACCGAAAGGATCGGCGATTGCGTCCAATATGTTGAGCAAAGACGCGCCGAAGAACGTGCCGCATACGAACGCCTAAAGGCAAAGTTTGGCTGACGCGCAGATGCAAGAGATGAGCGCCAGCTAATTTATTGGATGCAGGAGAGACGAAATGAAAAAGATTCCGACCATGTTCGAGCGTGACTGGAATGGCGACCGAAGCCGCGTCGTCAATCAAGTTCACCCCGGCTGTGAATGGGTTCTGGCTGGCGAGGGGATCGCCACCAAGAAGCTTGACGGGACGTGCTGCCTGATCCGCGACGGGCAGATTTACAAGCGCCGTGAGCTTCGCAAGGGCGATGCCGTGCCTCCTGGGTTCGAGGTAGCCGACCAAGACGAGGAAACCGGCAAGACAGTCGGCTGGGTGTTGTGCAGCGACGGGCCAGAAGATCGCTGGCACCTGGAGGCGTTCGATCACGCCGGATTCCCGAGGGATGGCACCTATGAACTGCTGGGGCCAAAGGTACAGGGAAACCCTGAGGGCTGGGATCACCACGTCCTGATCGAACACGGCGCGATGCAGTATGCCGAAGGCGTCGTCCCGCGAACGTTTGACGGGCTCGCCGCGTGGCTATCAACCCAGCCTATCGAGGGGATCGTATTCCATCACCCTGACGGGCGGATGGCCAAAATCAAATTGAAGGACTTCGGTCACAAACGCATCAAATCTGCTGCGTGACGGTGATGCCTAACAACCGCCTTCCTCTTTCTTGACCGCTACGTCCATAACCCCGCCGGCGAAATACAGCGCCTTCACGAGCTTGCAGGGGAATAGATGGTGGACGCCGCCGACCACAATGGACACGGTTCCTGTCTTGCCGTCCTTGGACAAGTACCGGAACGATTCGACTTCGACATTGGGAGGGGCGTCGGGGGTATCTGCTCGCATTCGCAGTCGATCCATTTCATCAGCACGGACCATTCGCCGTGCGGGGTTCCGTCTAAGGCATTCGTGGGAAGCCAGCCGAGAGATAGGTATTCTTCGGCTTGGGGGAATCGGACGTAACGGAATGTCTCAGGATTTTTCTGGATCATTCGGCTGTCCAACAAATTCCTCGCGCTCGTCGTCCTGTTCGTCGTCAATGAACCGCTTTAGAACGCGAGGCTTTGGCTTCACACGGCGATGAGTTCTCCGCGCCAAGCTATGTGGCCTTTGTCCCATACGTGAACCAGCTCCGGCGGCAACAGCTTGCCTTTGTGGAAGGTGAGAACAACGAATCCGCTGCGCCAATCGAGCGGCGAATCTTCGGTGTAATCGAGGAACGCCTGCGCGCTCGGATCGGCCAGGCAGCCGCAATCGACGCCATAGCGAACACCCGCGTAATCGGTGTAGGGCGTCACCTTGAGGCTATGCAGATGCCCGGTGACCATCGTCTTGCCTGATTTGAGCGTGTTATTTCTGACGGCGCCGATGCCGCCCGAATAACGATGCTTGATAACCACATCCTCATTCACCCACGCAGACCAGCACGCGGCCCAAGCCGGGAAATGATCCTTGAGTGAGAACCCGTGCATCCGGGCGAACTCGGGGGAAGTGGTCGCCAGCCGTGTCTCAAAACGGGCGTCGTGATTACCAAGAGGCCATGCCAGCTTGCAGTTGCTGGGCGCCGCGTCCTCGATCATGGCGAGGGCTTCTTTGGCGGCGTTGATTTCATCTTCGACGGATGGAAGATGCTGCCAGCCTATTGGGGGATGCCGGCTAACCTGGGGGAAGTCCAGGGCGTCCCCGTTCATCACCACAACGCGAGGCTTCAATTCCTTCGCGAACTTGATGAACCCGCGCATGGCGGGCGTGAGCGGACCGGGCCATAGATGCGCGTCCGAACCAACCAGCACTGTGCCGTTGAGGCAATCGAAATGCAGCCGCGCGGCGTGTTCGATGTTGTGTCGAGTGACGGGGCTGTTGCCGTTTCGAGGAGCCGTGATCTGCCGGCGGAATTTGCCCTCTAAGGATTGCCGCCGGAAATAAACCGACCTCTTGGAAACATTGAGCCGCTTGGCTGTAGCCGCCGGCCCGATCTCCTCTACCGTCATATGAAATCGCTATCGGAACACTTTGCACGCGGGTCTGTGCCTCGCATGAAGCCCCTATCGTCTGATGATGGTCAGGAGCAGGCACGCGACGAACAGCGCGGCAAGCCCGCCTAGACCGATCAGGATTGCTTCGGAGCTGATAGCGAGAACCGAGCAGGCGCCCACTAGCGGGTTGGCCGCTGGATCAGCGCCTTGATTTCCGCGAGCGAACCGAAGATCGAATCCATCTTGGTTTCTAGCCGGATGATCCTCTCGGCTTGCGGGGCTGCGGACGCGATCTGCGATTCCAGTTGGTTGACGCGGGTCGAAAGGTTCGACCCCCAAATCAACAGCCCGGCTGTCTGCATGAGGATGGCGAAGATCAGGGCCAACGGGACTTTCTTGTCCAAGTGCCAACGCTTGTCGTCGTCGTTCATTTCTTGATCGCCTTCGCCACATCAACCGCAGACTTGGCGAGGATGTATCCGCCGATGCCGACCGTGACGAGATTCCACAGATCGCTCGGCACGGATTTGATCGCGGCGATAGTCGGACCTTGCAGCCCGAACATGGGCGAGGCGACAACCCACGTAATCATGCCAAGGCACCACATCACGACAATCGGGCGGGCGTTGCGCGTCAGCCATCCTTCAGAGGCCGCGTCCGCTACCATGACGCCCTTCATCGCGTCGTAGATTGCCGCCTGGCTTGCCAGCAATGCCTTCTGGATTTCCGACTCGACCTCAAGCCGCTTGTCGGGGTCCGGGATGATCTTATTCAGAACGCCGGAGATCGCGGCGATGATCGCCGTAATGCCTGCAAACATTGTCAGCCCTTGGTGAAGATGGATTTGAGGAGACGGATCAACCAATGACCCGAATTGGGTTCGGGTGTACCCAAATTGGGAACATCTGGCGGTGGCGGGGCCGGAACATCAGCGCCGACGAAATTCACGGACGGGTCAAGTTCGCGCATGGCCAGAATGAGGCCAGCACAGCCAAGCTGCTTGTCCACCACGTCTGGATCGAATTTCCCGTCCGCGACATACTTGCCGCGCTTGTATTGATCGGTGCCGGACCAGACGTAGGGGCTTGGCAGGCCGCGGGCGGCGTATCCGAGGCCGTTGTATTCTTCGAGAAGCGTCAACGCTCCTGCCGGCGTCCAGTCTCGCCAGCGCGCCGCGAATGGGTGGCAGTTGGCCAGCGCATCGACCGCGCCATCCTCCCACATCTTGAACGGACCCCGGCCCTTCGGGACATGCACGGAAACCTTGTTTAGAGGATCGCCTTGGCCTAACTGTGTATCCCATCGCTGCGAGGCTTCGCGCTCATGGATGACGGCGATGATGAACCACGGCACGCCGGTCTGCGCCTGAACAACCTGATAGCGTTTCTTGGCCGCGACCAGCCGCTTGGCAATCTGCGCGAGCTCCGGCCCGCGCGTGATCTTGGCGAGGCTCCACCGTTGCCGGTTCTTGATCTTGAGAGCTTCGACGCTGACGCTCATGGGTCAATGTGCCTCTTGCACGAGGGGCGCAGGTTTTCGCGGTTGGCGACCATGCAAGCGATGATAGCTTCGCGGCCCTGGGGGATCGCTTTTTTGCAATGGGTCAGCGCGTCAGCTGTGCAGTCGCGCCGGATTTGCTTTTCTGATGCAGCGAGTGCAGGCGAGACGGTGACCGTGAGGGCGATTGCCGCAAGCAGTGCGGTTGCCTGAACCCTCATCGACGTAGCGCCACATAAGCGAACGCCGCCCACAACACCCAATGCGGATGATCTTCAACGAACTTGACCGTTCGCCAGTAGCCCTCAGTCAGCAAATCCCATGCGTAGCGAGCACAGTCTTTGAGTTTCATGAACCAGACTCCGGGGGTTTGAAGCAGTAAACGATGTCGCCGGCCTCTGGCCGCGTGGCGCAGACGTGCGCTTGCCGTCCTGCGTGATTTCGTTTTTCAAGATGAGATGGTCTGGGACCGCGATCCACTTGCGGTCCTCACGGCGCAACGCGAACCACGTCCCGCCCTTGAACTGCGCTTCCGTGGGGTAGCAGTCCCATGAGCTACAGCATGAAGTTCCCGTGTCGGGCCGCTTCCAGTCCGTGTAGATGTCGTGAGCTTGTGCGGGCAATAAAAAAGCCGCTACGATGGCGGCAGAGACGAGCAGTCTCATCTAAGCGTTATCCGCGCCACGCTGCGCTAAGGATCATGTAAGCCTCAGTGCCGTTGAACTGCTGGTTCGACGAACCACCCGTGGTCGGCGTCGATTCCAGAGAGGTTATGACGTTGATGCCGAGCGCAGGCGGCGCCTGATACGAACATGGCAACGTCGCGGCAACGGTGCTGACGTTGGTTTGCCATGTCCAACGGGCCTGCAATCCGCTTGCCGCCGTCGTTGAATTGTAGCCGATGCCCAGCAAGAACCCAGCGGCGGACGTTCCGCTTGATACCGATTGCACAAACCCAAGATTGTACTCTTCTTCCGCAAGCCCCGCGAAAATCGTCAGAGAGTTGGCAGACGATCCATTCGATGCGCGGACAGTGGCGCTGTTGTAATTCCAGCTTGTCGTAGAGTCGCCAGCCTTAAGAATAATCGGGGCTCGGTTGTACGCATTCCAGATACCGAATTTCCGAGACTGCCCCCACGAGCGATAGCAACTCACTTGACCGTTGGTGCCATCGACGAACATAGACCCGACATAGGTTGCCTGGTTGGCGGCAACCGTCGTTGTCGTCGTGCCGTTGCCATAGCGAATGGTCATAGAAGCGGCATTGGTCAGAATACCGTTGAGGCGCGATAGAGCAGCGCCGCCCGTGCTGGTGCCTCGCGCGCATGAACCAGCCGTGATCGAACCGGCGGTTCCAGCAGACCATGAAGGCCCGGTCCCGAGTGTCGCAACGCCGTTCAGGCTGAAAATGTAGAAGTCATAGATATTGCTGGCGACGTGGCTCGACGTAAGCGTGAGCTGCAATTCTGTAACAATGCTTGTCGGGATAAAGGAAGTCCCGTTGTAGATCGGGACCAGAACGCCGACGTATGGCGTGTAGTAGACCGTCGTTGCCGCCGTTACGTCGCCTGTGATGATCGGCGTTCCGCTGGTTAGCGTGAGATAGCCCTGCGGGGGCGGAATAACTGCGGCTGCCGTGGACGCATTAACCGCCGTCCAGACCGCCGTACTCGTCGATCCAGTCGTCGTGCAGACGTAGAGAATGTTATTGGCGTAATCCCAATACGCTGACGCCAGGATCGTGGCCGAACCAGCAGAGCCAGCGACAGAGCCGTTCGGGCTGCCGTTGCCGGATTTGAATTGCGCCGCCGCGCTGTAGTCGGACGTATAAACCGGGTCTTGCGTCCAGATCGGAGCCGTGGGCGGGTCGGTATCGTCAGCCGGCGCGAGGATGACCTTGTAGGCAAGGTTCTGGAGAAAGATCGCGTTCGGAAAACGGCCCGCGCTGTCCAGCACAACCGGGTTCGTGTTGGCGTGCGAGATGTTCAGGTCGGGATCGTTGTAGGTGTCCAGTTTGGTGGACGTGCCCGAGGCATAGAAGAACAGCTTGCCGCCGGGGTACGGGGCGCCCGCCGCGTCAACCGGCGTTTCGAGCGGAAGGACAAATCGGTTCGGCATATCAATGGTTTCCGCGCAATAAAAAAGCCCCGCGAAATGCAGGGTTGTGGTAGAATTGTGGATGCGAATTTATTTAGCGGCGGCTATTCTCTGCACCAATTCGCCGTGGTCATTGTGGCTTATCCTCATCGGCGCGGCTTGGTTCTACGCTCGCAGCAGCGCCCATTATCGGCGCTCCCCTGGAGGCGGCGACCTTTTCAACGAGGCCGTCCGTGATGTTTCTCATGCTGGACATAAGTTTGAAATTCCGAGCAACGGCCCGAACGCCCTGCATGACTTGTTCCGGGTCAGATGATGTCAGCTTCTCCGCAACTCTTCGGGCTACCGTCTGATCGAAATATTTCATTCCTGGTCGAATAAGAAGGGACGAGAAAATAGCACTTGGCGTTTTGAAGTCGTCCATCGCATAGCCAGCCCCGCCAGCAACGCCGCCAGCCGCCCCAAGCTCCACGAGCTTTCGCGTCGTGTCTGATCCGCCAAGCGTCCGACGCAGTTTATCCATCACGGCTTCTGTCTTGAGGAACGTCTCAAGCTGAGCTGCCTTGTCTGTCCCTAGCGCAGCCACAATCTTGCGCTTCGATTCTGGCGACTCCACAAAGGCTCTGTTTACAACGTCAACGGACGGGCCAAGGCTGCGGAATTTCCTGGCAAGTTCGTCTGAGAAACCATACGCGAACAACTCTCGCTCTTGTCGCGTGACCTTGCTACTGTTCAGTAGTTTTTGCGCCTCGTAGACATCAGAGTTGGAGCCGATAAACTTTTTGCCGGCTTCTAGCATATTGTCCGCGTCAAAGAACTTTGCGGCGCCGGCACGCGCGTCCTTCAGTTCTGGCGCAAGACTGTCCAAATGATTCTTGAGGGCGCCGACGACTTCCTTAAGATCACCAGCCTCTGCTGTTCGGCCCTTCCGGTAAAGCTCACTTACGGTATCGCGGGAATACTTATAGACCTGTTCCCAAAACTGAGAACTCGGCTTCATTTCTGGATTGGTCAGCCTTGCTTCACCATCCACGAACTTGATCGGCGGCTCCTTAAGTGGTGCAATTCCTTCCTTGGCGAAGTTTCCTTTGACGCCTCGCAATACCTTAGTGGCAGCGTCCTGCACGTCAGGATGTTGCAGGAATTGCTTAAACCCTTCGTCCCACATTCCGCCAGGATGTCGCATTGCAGCGGCTTGATGCGCCGCCTTATAAGCTTCCCCGTTCGTGGCAGCCGCGACCCGCTCGACGGTATCCTGTAAACGAGTGGTGCTGAGATCACCGCCATAAAGGTTCTGCACAAAATTGGATGCGCGCTCGTTCTGTGTACGAAAACGCGCATTCGCAATGGACTCAGTTAGGCCCCTTGCTTCAGGGGATACGTTGCCGGATACGCGCAGCAGCGATCTGCTATTGTCCCCAAGCAAATCGGAGTTGACAACTCCCTGACCATTAAGAGCCGCAGCGCGTTGCTCTTGTGGCGTTAATGCAATCCCGCCGTTATTGAAGTCCGCGATGGCGCTGTTACCAACCCGGCGATTTGCCTCGCCCTCAACATCCATCCAGCCGCGAGCCGTTCTGACGGGATTGCCGAGAAGATGCCCGCCAATCTTGAAGGGGGCCTTGGCCGCCTCAATAGCTCCGGGGGCAAGCAATCCAACAGCGCCACCAACGCCAGCACCCACGCCAGCGCCAACCGCACGCCCGGTCGCGCCTTCGCCCTCGCCAGCCCCAGCCAGAGCGCCATAGGTCGCGCCAACCTTTGCGCCGTGGATGGACCGCGCCTTGAATGCCGCAAGAGCTTCACCGAGCCTGCCAGCCCCGCGCGCCGCTGCCTCGGCCACGGCTTCTGCCGTCTTTGCCTTTCCAAATGGCAACGGAGTCGCCACCCCACCGACCAAATCACCAGTCAAGGACGCACCGGGATTTTGTTCCGCGTCGATCTTTAACAGTTCGTTGCGGCGATTTTTTTCTTCAGTATAGGCGTCCGTTGCGCTGGTCCCGGAATGGATGCCAAGATAGGGGGCCGTTGCCTCATAGCCCATGCGCCCAAGCCCAAGCAAAACGGCGGGGGCCGAACCGATTTCGGCGTCAGTTTTCGGCGGGAACCCCCCAGCCGCAGCGGCGCCGCGCAATTCATCGCTAAAGTTGGCCGTTGCGCCGTGCCCAAGATGGCGGAAGAAAGACGCCGACGAATCGACGGAGGAGGCGTCTTTGTCGAACTTTATGCGCGCCACGGAATTAACGGTGCGTTTGGCGGCGCGCTCGGCCGGCTCTGGCGAATATCCGTCAAGTGTATCCAAGGCAGACGCGGAATGGCCGGGTCTGATGGGACGAACCACAATCTCAGGGCGCGATGGCGCGGCTTCTTGCTGACCATCCAACGCCCCCAAAGTCTCCGCAGCCATCCCCATCTCTATAAGCCCTCGTCAAGTCCATGTTGGTTAATCCATTCGATCTGTGTCCGCAAAGACTCAAGCGCCTTCTTTCCGGCCGTAGTTTTTCCCATTCGTTCCTTAAGCCCCGTCTGTTCATCTTTTGGCAGGCGCATAAATAAGAACGCGCCGGGGCCTACGTTCTTGTTCCACTCAGCGGCAAACCCATCGAGCGTTTTGTGGTGTTCTCGGTAAATGGTGGCCGCCTGAAAGCGGGATTGCTTGTAATCCTCCGGAGCCATCATTTGTGAGGTAACAAGCTTAAGGCCCTTCTCGCTCATTTCGGCATTCGGCAATTGCTCTTGGATCATCCGATACTCAACTGCGGCCTTGCCCTGCACATCTTTGAGGGTTGCCCGCGTGAGCTGGCCTGCGTTTTTCTGCACCGCTTCAAATGCCGCTATTGGATCGGTATAGTCCTTAGCGATTTTTTCAATCCCTGGGATGGTCTGCCCTGCGGCCTGTAGCCACTGCTTAAGAAAACCAGCGATGTTTGCGCCCTTGCCGGTCGGCAACCGCGAAGCGTCATCAATCAAATTATGCAGGAGATATTTAATTCCAGATGCGTTGCCGGCTTCCGTTTTGTACGTCTCAAGCTCTTTTGCCAAATCTCCTGCAACGGCTTCCTGCTCTTTAACCTGGCCAGGAGTCATCCGGGCTGGAATAAACCCAACGGAACCGAGCTTGACCTTAGGCATTATAGTAGTCGGCATTCCACCGTTTTGCCCCGCGCTGCCGTTCCGGCCAAGAACACCGAACCTAGTTTGCACATCCTCCGTATTCGGGATGGAGTGCGGCTGTGTCGCGTCTGCCGGCGAAAGACCGGCGGCAATGTGCGGGGTTACAAGTTTAAGCCGCTCATTCGGGTCTGAAATAGCATACGCCCGATTTCGTGCCGCCTCTTTCTGGAGATCGCTTCCCGGCATTAATTTTACACCGGCATCAACGGCCCCATGCCACACGTCATCATTCTTTGGGTCTACAGCGACGGCTTGTGCATGTTGAGCACGAAGTTCAACGTACTTCCTTTCAACGTCAGCTTTAGCGCCCTGTGTTTCAACGCCAATCTTGCCGGTTTCAGCAACGTTCTTGCCGGCGGATGTTAGATGGCTGAAGCTTTCGGGGGAAACGCGACCTGGAGTAACGTTATATGCGCGTTCCCGCTCTGCCATCGTTTGCAATGTGTTTCCGACAGACGGATCGAGGCCCTTCTGAATGGCCCCCGTATAGTCGGTCGGGTTGCCCTTCAGATAGTCGAAGCCCTGAAGCTTGCGCGCCTCTTGCTGAGCCTGAAGGCCGTACAAACCAGCGTGGGCCTTGGCCAAGTCAATCTGGGCAATCGCGCTCAGCGTCTTGGTCAGGTCAAGCGGCTGGGCTGGCTGGCCCGCACTGACGGTAGCAGCGAGTGAATTATTGATCTCAGCCATTAGTAAATCGCTCCAAGCGATCCGCCAGTTCCGCCAATGTTCCCCGGATTCAATCCTAACGGCTGCTGACCGGATGGGGCATATGAACTGCGGTTAATCGCGTTATAGATCAGCGAGTTTCCGACCGCTCCATTCACGGCATTAGATGCCCCGGTCAATCCGCCAGAATAAGCATTCGCCTGACCGACAATACCGGAGGCCGTCGCCTGTCCCTGCCCCTGGATTGAATTAGACATTTGCCCGGAAAAGTTCGCGGCGTTGTTGGCCTGACCGCTCGTCAATGACGCAAGGTTGCTTCCATAATTGTTCGCTGAGTTTTGGCCGATCTGGGACAGTGACAGAAGCCGGTTGTAATAGTTTCCGAACTGTTGACTAGCCAAACCCTGATTGAACTGCATGGCGTCCTTGAGTGCGCCGCCAGACAGATTCAGGCCCTTGGCATTGTTCGCGCGCTCCAGCGCAAGATTGCCCTGCTGCGAAGCGAATTGAAAATCAGGCGAGTTGGTAAACTGGCTGAAGTCCTGCGGATGCCCGGTCGATCCGTCCTGGCCGATGCCGTATAGGCTCCCCAGCGTGTAGGTCGCGCCTTTTCCAACATCCAAATATGGCTTGTATGTATCCCCAATGGTGGTCTTTGCGCCCTCGTAGTTCTGCTGCGACTTGTCAAACATCTCGCGTTGCAGGGCCAACGAGTTCGCCGCCGCATTGGCCTGAACGCTGGAGGCGTGGCCGGCAGCGTTCGCGCCAATTGCCGCAGAGCCAAGCGCAGCCGCGCCGCCTAGCGCGCCAGCGCCAAGGATCGCGCCCCCGACAGTGATTGATCCAACGAATGCCATTTAATCGCGCCCTATCAATTTCTGCTGCTCGACAAAATCGAGGTATTCCTGCTCGCTGCCAGCAGTAAAAAACTGCTCGATCACGTCAGGGTCGGTTTCGTCGGTTGATAAAATCGTCGTCCAAACGCAATCGGTGAAAGCGTAGGCAACGCGCTTTGTCCCTGGAGGCGACACAACCGTGAACGGCGCGGAAACCCGCTTCATGCCATCCTCGGTCAACACAGCCATCTCTCCGGCTGAAAGAATGTTCAGGTTCTCGTATTTATGAATTCGCCCGGTGAGGATCGCACCAGCGGGGATGTGAAGTTCCCTCGCGTAGATTCCCGGCGAGAAATGATGCTTCACAACCGGGTCAAGCTGCGGATGCTTCAATATCTCCGCTTCGATGATGTTGACCTTATCCCGAACTGAGATCGGTTCGGCTTTGACCAAGTTCATCGCAGAACGAACCCGCCGGCAGCACTGTCGAGCGAGTCCACATAGGTCAGGAAATATTGCCGATCTTGAGTGATGTCGCTTGCGCCAGCCCGCGTGCCGCCATTGTCTTTGTACACCTTCAAAGTGGCCAGCGTGCCTTCGTCCGTAATGACCTTAGCGCTAACGTTTCCGCTCGTCGTTGCATCGGCCACAAATCCATAAGTCTCATAAGAGACGTACTTATCGACCTGCGGCTGAACCGAAAGGAGCGTCAACGTGATCGTGTTACTCGTCGTGGACGCATTGCACGGAATCATCCGGTTCATGTTGACGACGTATCCGCGCAACTGTTGAAGCGCGAGGCGGCCCGTGCCTGTCAGGTTTCCGTTATCGTCAACGAACTGAATGCCCGGATTAGGCGTAACAATCGGCGTTGCTTCTGCGGCGGCTGGTATCGTCACATGCCCTCCGACAAGTCTGCATGGGCAGCGATGATCGTTCGACGCACAGGATCGCTGATCGTGACCCGCAGAACCCGGTTACGAAATTGACCAAGCCGGCGCCAGAACACGCGCGTCAGGTACTCGCCGATCTTGCCCATGCCGTGCCAGAGCTGCGGCGATTTGAATGTCCTGCCGCCATCGTCGGACCAGTCGAGCATGACCTGGGGGTTTGCCCCCTGTCCGGTCGTTGTCCCGACGCCCTGCTCCAAGTCCAACTCGAATCGAGACATGAAGATGCGCTTGCGGTCGTTGTTGATTATGGGCGTAATCATCAACCCCTGAATGGTGTTTCCAAACTCGGTATAGATCGCGTCGTTGACGTAGCCGATCTGACCCGAATAGGCGTCACCCACCAAAATCTTGTTGTAGACGTTGACCGCGCACACCCCACGCCAGCGGCCATACGAGTTGTAGTTGATGTCCCAGGACTCGCGCTCGTGCCACAGGCCCGTGGAAATATCGTAGACCCAAGTGGCATTCGCAGTCGGGAACGTGACGACGATGAACTTGTGGCCATCGAACGTGTACGAGAATGTAAAGCAATCCGAGACAAACGTGTAATTCTGCCAGGCATCTTCAATCGCGTGAGTACTGACACGGCGCGGGATCGTTCCATCTAGGCGATAGAACACCCGATCATCCCCGAGGAAGAATACCGAATTGTCCTCCTTCACCGGGGACATAGCCGCAGCGCAGCCGCGCTCAACCGTGCCGCCGTCAATCCGCTGAAACGGGAAATTGACGGTTCCTGCGTCGTACCAAGTCTCAATCGTCGTCTGGCCGAAGATCAGCAGATTTTCCTGCTGATTGACGATTGCGACAACATAGTCTGGCGAAACCTCTGCGGACGCGAAATCCGTCCCGCTATAAGTCAGCCCGTCGAGCGATGCTGAGATAAAGAACTTGTTCGTGCCGTCCCACGCCATCACGAAATAATTGTCGAAGAACGTCCCCGACGACGAGGCGTGGAAATTGCTGCTGGTAATGATTTGGAACCCACCGGCCACGGTATAGATGTATCCGAAAGTCCCATTCAGAATCAGAAGCTGCGTGCCATTGTCGGTCATGCTGACCGTACCGGCCCCACTCACCGAGCCGCCAAGGACTGTTGAAACTCCCGCACTCGACACGCTGTAGAGCAACTGGCCGGATACGACGTAAAGAACGCCGCCCATGACATGCGCGCCCCGGATCGGACCTGTCCCGCACGTCGCAAATAGGGACAGACCCGGCACACCAAACACAGCAACTTGCGTCTTGGCGTCCGGCGGCTCCCGCTCTGCATAAACATTGACGGCGCGTTCGGACGACAGAGGCAGAGACTTGGAGCGATATGAATTTGTTGCAAATTGAATAATCATCCGCGCAACCTCGTCTGACCATTCGCCAAGCGATAAGCCCAACAAAGGTGGTGACCAAACTGGTTAGCCACTTCTTTTTTGGGAATACCGCGATCAAGAAGCTCGCGCGCAGACTGCACTTCGCTTGCAGTGGCCTTAGCCTTGGCGTTTCGCTCGCCAAAAACTGGAATGCGACCCAAACACTCGAATGAATGCTTTACATTTTGAGACTTGGTCAAATACTCCAAGTTCTCAGGACGGTTACAGGAGCGGACGCCGTTCTTATGATTAACTTCGGTGAAGTCAGGTTGCGGGCCAATGAAAGCCCATGCCACCAATCTGTGGACACCAATCGTTTTTGCGCGGCCTTCCTTGCAAAGACCTACGGCAAAATACCCGCAGGTCTCTTGTTTTTTCAGTAAACGATTTTTACCGACTCTCTTGACGTTCCCAAGATTAGAGACCTCATACAAACCAACATAGTTTGGGATCGGAAGCCATTTTTCTGTAATCACGGACCAGTCTGATCCGTGTTATAGCCGAACAGATACGACTCTGGCTCACGATCCCAACCGGCAACCAAATCCATCGCGGCGCCGGCCTGCTCTTTCAGCATAGCGTATCGAGTTGGCGGGCAGTCGTATTCCGGCGCCATCTTGTAGGCGAGCGCCCAGACCAGAGCGTCCAGCCACTCTTGCGGCAAGTCTGGCGTGTTGGCAGCCGTGGTGAATTGCTCGATCTGCCGCCACCATGTGAACTTGATAGCGGAATAGACATTCACCGGGGCGGGCCAGATGTACATGATGCCCTGGGTGTTCGCGCCGCCCCTCGGATCGTAGAAAACCTGCGTCGGAACGCCCTGGTTCGTCTTGTTCGGCAGGTTGCGGTAGTCGATACGAGCGATAATCTGCATCGGCGTGTCGATAGCGCCCTCAAAGGCATATCGACGGGTCGATACAACGCGGAGCGGGCGGGTAATCCCGGTCTGATAGACGAACACCGCCGTCCCGTTCGCCGCATCGTCCGTCAGCGCAGCATCCAACGTGATAACTGAGCCTGACGCAGCGCCGTTCTGCGTCGTCCAGAAAATATCGCCGTTGTCGAGAATGATACCTACGTTGTAGCCGTAACCGAATCCGTCCGTGTCCTCAACTGTGATCGAGGTATCACCAGACGACGCAGCAGCCGCCAACGTGGAAGCCGTGTAGCTTTCCGTCGCGTGATCGGTCGTGGTGCCGCCGAGCGTGTAAGCAATCTGTCCCGGTTGCAGGAACAGCGTTGCTTCGGTTTCCGTCCAGATGTGCAGGCCCGTGGCGTTCAGGGCCTTCACAATCATATTGAGTTGCTGCGTTGCGTCTTGAACAGTCTGTTGGTCCGGCGTCTCGCCAGCCGAAATCGCGCCGATCTTCCGCAGGGAAGCCCGCACGATCTCGTTCGTATTCATCGTGAACGAAATTTCGCCGGATGTGGTCATTCAGGCTGTCCGAAGGCGTTGATGCCGTTGTTCTGCGGCGAGATCGCCGACTTGTTCGTCAAGTCGTTATTGATAGACGCGGGCCACGGCACTGGATCGTTGATGCGGAGCTGTGTGCTGTTTTCGACTCTAAGAATGAATGTCTGGAGCAGCGCAGACGGGCCACCGGCATCAAGCGCCAATTCGATCTGGTCGCCTGGATACATCCGGGCCGTTTCGTTGACGTTGATGACAAGATCGCCAACCGCTGCGGCTACCGTGATGAACGTATGCAGCGGGCCGTCGTAAGCATCCACAGAACGAGGACGCGGCAGCGGGACATTCTGATCGTCAGTGACGCCCTTGACGAAATCCTGCGGCTGGCGAGCCTCCCATCGAGCGCGATCGACAATCAGCCCCGTCCATTCCTGGCGCGTCTTTCGCGCACGCACCTTGAATCCCGTGCGGTCGTCGATGCGGTAGAAGTCCCCCATCACGTAGTGCTTGTCATCCGCCATTGTTCGGATTCCCAAGCCAGAGCGATGCGGGCAGACCGTTTTGCGACGGGATCAACAGCGGCGCACGATTTGTGGGAGGCGGCGGAATTGGATAAACGTCATTCGCTTGCCCAATGCCTGCAACTCCGATCAGAAGCACGCCCGGCGCAACTGAAACCGTCCCGACTTGGCCGATACCGGAAACGCCAGACAAAGAGATGCTGCCGGCGGGCGTCACCGTTCCCGGCAGGCCAACACCGGCCACGCCGGAAATGCTGCTTGTCGTTGTCAGCGAGCCGGCTTGTCCGGTTCCCGCTACACCGGAAAGAACACCAGCGGGATTTGCTGTTACCGTACCGGCAGAGCCAGTCGCCGCTACGCCAGTGGGCGTTGCTCCCACCTGAGCGGTCGCCGTGCCAGCCGAACCCGTGCCGGACACGCCAACAAGTGTGACGCCGGCAACCGGCGTATAAACAATGACGATGATGCCCTGGCCGCCAGTGCCAGGCGTTGCAGAACCAGAGGCGCCGCCGCCGCCACCGCCGTAGAGGCCGCCGGCCCCGCCGTTGGCGCTGTTGTAGCCCGCGCCACCACCACCGCCGCCTGCGCCAGCCGTTCCGCCAGCCGTCGCCGTCCATTCAGCCGCGCCGGTCGATCCAGCAGCACCGATGCCGCCAGTCCCCACGCCAGACGAACCGCCACCACCGCCGCCTGAACCGTTGGTTGATGCGCTGCCTGCCGACCCCGCGCCAGAGCCGCCAGCACCGCCAGCCGTTCCGGTCGGCCCCGTCCCGCCAGCACCACCGCCCGAACCGCTGCCAGCAGTGCCCGCGGTTGACGATCCTGCGTTAGCGCCGCCGCCGCCACCGCCGGGATTGCCGCTGGTCGCGCCGCCAGCCTTGCCAACCCCATCTTTACCGGCTGCGCCGCCACCGCCACCACCACCGCCATTACCCGATACGGCCCAACCGTTGCCGCCGTTGCCGCCGGCATATTTGGTCGTGCCGACTGCGCCGGTCGTGGTCCCGGTTCCGCCGATGCCGTTGGTCGCGCCAGCCGGGCCGCCCTTTGCGCCGACGCTAGAGGCCGCGAGGTTGGCCCCGTTGAACCAAGTATCGCCGCCGGCTGTTACGGCACCGCCGCCAGCGCCGACCGTGTAATCAATCGAAGCTCCAGCCGAGAGAGACAGGTTCGATTCAATCGAACAGCCACCACCAGCGCCACCACCGCCGCCGTTTCCTCCAGCCGCGCCGCCACCGCCGCCACCAATCGCGTAAACGGTATTGGTCGAGGTGAAGTCACTAGGGACTGTCCACGTACCAGCGCCGGTCGTGGTGAGGAAAACAACCTTGTCAGCCATTTAGGCTTAGGCGATGCGCAGGATGGCGTTGGATGCATCAGCCGTTGGCATGACAACCGTGAACGTGCCGGCTGTGACCGTCTGCGTACCGCCGAAGTCGCCCGTGTAGACGGAGCGGTTCGAGCTTGACGAGTTGTAGATCATGCAGGCCGTGGTCGAGAACGACGCGCTTGTCCACGACGGGTTCGGCGAGAACGTCCAGTAAGCCGTGGTGCCGCTCGTGATCGGTGTGACGTTGGTTAGCGTCGTGCCACCCGCCGAATAGCCCGTACCAGACACCTCATCGGAGTTGCCGGTGATGTTGGAATAGTTGGTGGACGCAGCGCCATACGTTCCAGCCGGGCCGACTTTAATCAGCGCCATCTTGAACGTGTTGCCGGTCGATGCCGTGAAGTTGTGCAGAGCTTGGGCGACCTCGCTCTTGAACGAAGTGCACATCGCAGTCGTGGTGGCCATCGTTAGAGTCCTTTAGCGTCGAGCGCCCACGAACGCTCGATGTTCGCGGCGTCAATGAAATTCTGTTTGATGATGTTTCGGACGACTGCCTGCACGTCCGACAATGCGAAATGGGATGCAAACGGCGTGGAAGCCGACGCACCCGTCACCGCTGAAATTGCGGGATCTAGAAAGCCATCCACCTGAAACGGTGCATGACGGAGCGTGACATCGCCGCTCTTGACTGATGCTCGCTCGGCTGCGCCCACCTGACCAAAAATAGGTTCAAGCGCATCGGCTAACGCAATGGCAAAACGCGGCTTGGCCTTCCTGGCGGCGGCGGCAATATCGCTGTCCGACAGTTCGTCAACCTGAACCAGATCGGCGATCTTGTTTCCCGTCAGCGCCGCCCACTTGTCTGGAGGATGTGCGCCACCGTTCGTCACAAGAACCGTGAAGGCGGCCATCAAACACCCTTGATGCATTCAAGGGTCATGGAGAACATCGCCGTGACAATGCCCGCTCCCTGCGTCACCGCAGCGATGGGGTAGGTCGTCAGAATGATGTCGCCGGTCGAACCAGTGCCCTTGGGATTGATGAGGCCCTGGGTGTCCTTGAGATTGTAGTGGCCGTAGCCCGTGAGGTTGATCGCCTCAGCGTCCGTAGTTTGATCCCACTGCAAACGCGCCGCGCAGTTCGTGAAGTTGTAGACGATCTTCCGAACCTTGAAGCTGGTTGTCGGCGTGTACGTCGCGCCTGTAGCGATCAGAGTGGAAACCGAACCATCCGACGTGTAGGCCGTCGTGGTGGCCGTATCGACGCCAACAACGTGCAGGATGAGATTGCGCGGCCCGTTTTCCAGAACCGAGTAGGTGAAAGTCATAGCCATTTGAGTTTGGTCCTATGAAAAAGGGGCAGCCCCGTAGGACTGCCCCCGTTCTTGGTGCTGAAAAAACTGCTTAGAGGTTGGTCATCTCGTTGCCCGCGCCAGAGGCCGCAGCCGCCGGAGCGTTGTTCCAGATGATGCCGCGGGCGTTGCTGTCCCATACGCCGGAGGTGCCGCCGTCCGTGAAGAACGACGTGTCCTTGAGGACAATCGCGCCCTGCGAAATCGACGGGATCGAGAAAACCGAAGTCTGGGTCACGGCCTTGTTGGTGGACTTCGCCCAGAACTGGCAGGCGTTGAAGTCCATAGTGCGGTCGATGCCGTTGGCGCCGATCGTCACGGTCGCAAATCCCGCGTTGCTGATATACGCATCGAACACGCAGTTCACGAAACTGTTGCGGGTCGCGGACGAGGTGCACCACAACGCCGTGCAGTTCTGATCGACGCTGATGGTGTCCTGACCGATCACGCAGTTTGTGAAGATGTTTTCCGAAGCGCCGGCCAGCTTGAGCGAGGCAGCGCCAGCCGCAACCTGAGTTGCATTGCCGATGCCGGCGAACGTGACGTTCTGGAAGGCGTTGCGCGAGCCGGTCACCTGCACGTTGACCAGCGAGGTCGCGTCCGCAACACCCTGGAACACCGAGAAGTTGGCGAAATAGCAGCCGTTCGCCGTGATGTTCATGAGCGGGCTAATGCCGGTCGCGGTCAAAAGCTGTGCGATGCGGGCGCGCTGGCTGAACTGCGACGGGGCGCAGACGCCGACTAGGTGGGTCAGGTCTTTGTTCCACGTCAGGGTGGCCGACTGATAGTCGGTCGTGTTGGCCGCCGTGTTGCTCTCGGCGATGAGATAGATCACGTCGTTGTTGTTCGCGGTCGCCAGAGTCAGCGCGCGAGAGATGGTCTTGAGCGCGGAGCTGGGGCTGTTGCCGGAGTTGCCGTCAGCGCCCGAACTCGGCTTAACGAACCAGGCATTGCCAGTGAACGGCAGGCCGCCGACGCCGGGAAGAACCGGGACACCAAACGAGGCGATACCATGCGGGAAATTGGTAAGAGGCATTGAAATTCTCCAAATCGTGAGCGCCCGGAGGGATCGAACCCCCGCTTACACGACCAGTGACGCAGTGCGGATTGTTTGAAAAATCCCGGCGGCCATTTGCGACCGCCGGGGGCAGAGTGTGGACTTAGACGCCAGGGGTGCCGTAGACGCCGCGCCAATCCGACCAGCCGAACGAGTACCGCTCGTAGCAAGCGGCCTTCGCGTTCTTCGTGTCGAAGTCGTTGTCCTGATCGAACATCACGGCATCGCGCTCATACTGCTTCATGCTCGTGGGCGCGTTCGTGCGGATGAACCAAGCAGTCGCGCTGCTGAAATAGTGGTTCATCTTGATCCCTTTCGGGAACACATTCGTGGCCTTGAGCACGTTGATGTTGTTCTCAGCCGTGTTGGACTGGAGAACAGACTTGAGCACGCGGTTCGTCTCGTACCACTGAGACGGACTGACGTGGATCGACTGAGGCATCAGGTTGATCTTGAGGCCGCGGTTGTTGACGGCCTGCATGATCTGCACCGTCAAATCCTCGATGGACGACTCCGAAATATCGGCGGCGTTCGTCAAGAGATTCGACTGGCTACCGGAGAGCGACGGGTGATCGCTGGCGATCATCGTCTTGCCGTCGCCGCCGACATAACCCGCCGTGAAGGCACGGTTATAGACGTTGGCGCCGACGTTCTCCTTGGTCTGACGCATCGAGAAGGCGAGCTGCTTCGCGCGCCGCTTCGACACGACCTCGTAGAGATCGTCCCGCAGTTCCTCGAAGGTCACGATGTAGCCAAGCGCATACGCAACGTGCGTATAGCGCGTGACGGAGCCCTGCGACTCGGTATCGTAGTTGATCGCCGTGCCTTGGTTCTTGACCGGAGCCAAGCCAAAGCCGGTGATTTCCACGTCCTCCTCGTAGGCTTTGTCGGACGTTTCTTTGTCGAACAGATCGACGTACTCTTCTTGGTGTTCCGCATACGAGCGGCCCCACCATTCCTTGATCCCAGGCCAGAGGGCTTTCGGATGTGCGCCAGTTGTAATGACAGCCATGTGCTACATCCTCCCTTAGATGCCGGTCGTGTTGGTGTAGGACGACAGGTTCGGACGAACGAGCCACTTGGCGTAAGAACTGCCGAGAGTGTTGTCCGCTTCCTGAAGGCCGCCGACGATACGCATCTGGAGGGTCGCGCCCGTCCCGATGGTGCTGGAGTCGAGCATCCAGCCTGACCAGCCAGTCGCGGTCGAACCCGCGCCAGCAACCAGATCGATGTTCTTCGTGCCGGCGGTCGCTACAGTGATCGCGCCGCCGACCGAATCCTCCTGCGCCCAAAAGAGCAGGTTCGGATCGTCAGCAACCAGGATGTACTGAGCGGTGGACGCCGGGTGGTAGATCGGCAGGCCCTGAGTGACAGCCACAACCGGATCGCCGCCGTCAACGATACCAACCATCGCACCGATGATGTAGTTGGTGGCGCCGGCAGTGGCGGTCTGAACGACGGGAATGCCGTTCGCGTCGGACGCGCCAGTCGCAATCAGCGGCTGGCCGAGATAGAGCGCGGTCGCATACGTGGACGGAACATAGTAGATGTTCGCGGACCCGTTATACGGCGCACCCGACGTATACTTGTAGGGGACGAGGCCCCTAGGAGTATTCGAGTTAGCCATGAAAAATTCTCATGAAAATGCGCGCCGGCTTTTGGCCAGCGGCGTGAAAAGGATTTGTGAAATGGCTTAGCCGTGCTTGATGCTGATGCCCTGTGCGGGCACGTAGCGGCCATCGCCTTCTTGACTCTCCAATGCGCCTCGGCGCATGGCATCTTCCTTCGCGTCAACCTGCTTCTGTTGCGCGGCCATATCTTCCTTGTACCATTCCTCGGGTATTTCCATCAGAAACCCATGAAGCGGGCCGCCGCTTGGTGCGGTCCCTACGATCATGCTGACATTCTTTCCTTCATTGTCCTTGACGTGCGCGTAGCCCGCCTCCCCGGCTCGCTCGATGCGGCCAGGAACATCGTTGAACCAGTGCCGGTGATAACCGGGACGGGTCGGATAATTCATCTTCTGCTCAAGCGTGCCGAACGGCTTGCGCTTGGGACGCTGCAACACGGTCCCGCCATCGTCAGCGGCTACGACTGGAGCCTGTGCGGCCACGGCCTCGTGATATTTCGGGTGGCGGCCTGGACCGCGCTTGATTTCCTGTTCCATGTTTCCTCAATCGTTCCAGTCGTAGTCTTTGACGTACTTGTCGCGCGTGTAGCCCGGAATGGTCCGCACGAACTTGTCGCAAGCCTTCTTGGCTTCCGCCGGCAGATCGTCGTAGGTCTTGCCGGTCTTGCGCTGACGTGGCGCGCCGCCTGGCTCGGCAACAACCGCGGCACCATCGCGCGCCGGATTGATCCCGAACTTCTCCGGGAATTTCTCCATCGTCTTGCGCTTGGTTTCGGTCAGCAGTTCGGCCTTGGACAGACCGGGCTTGCTGCGCTCAAGTTCGCCGAACGTCTCAGTGGCGAAGGTGTTGAGCACCGCAGACTTGGTGAACCACTCCTCTTTGCTGATCCAATCCTGAATAACCGGATCGGCGGCGACAGCGGGCCGCTCAGTGCTGGCGGGCTTCGGTGCAGGCTTGACGTGCTCGGCGTTGAGCGCGTCCAGTTCCTGCATTCCAGCGCGAACCGCATTCGGATCAGCGGTCGCCGCGGCCTGTTCGATCTTGGCCTGAATCTCAGCCTTGGCGCGGTTGTAAGCGCGCTCCTCAGCTTTCGATGTGAAGGCCAGAAGCTCCTTGGTGGAGTCCGTGACCTCCTTGATCCGGCTTTCGAGCGTGGAAATCTGCCCGTGCAGCCGCTCGTTGTCGCGCTTGAGCAGCGGCAACAGCGTCTCGCCGCGCTCCAGAAACTCCTCTGCGGGGCGCCATCGCTCAGGATCGCCCTTGAATTCGTCCTTGCCGACCCAGCCTAACCGGCGGGCTTTGGCCTCGGCTTCGTTGACAACCGGCTCAACATGAGCGGCGTTGTCCGTGATGTTCTCGGCAGCGTGTATGTCGCTCATGCGGCCACCCGCTGAACGCCGCCGATGCACTTATCGTCCATCAGGCGGTAAGTCATGCCATCGTCGCCAAGGATTTCCTTGCCGGCGTAGCGGTCGAAATAGATGCGGTCACCGGCCTGTGGGCGATAACCTTCCCACGGACGCGAGCGGTCGAAATTCCACTTGAACGCATCGTCGCCCAATTCGACGATGACACCGGTCGAGCCGGACAGTTGCGCACGATCCCGGATGTCGTCAGGGATGTGCAATCCGCCGACAGTTGATGCGGCGCGATCCGGCATGACGAGGACGCGATCCCCCAATGGGGTGCATCCAGATTCATTCTTGCCGTGGTACAGAGCCGGGAGATATTCAGCCTTCTTGATCGACAGAATCTTCGGTTGCATTTCGTTCCTTGTAAAATGTCTCGATTATCTCAAACGCAATGTCCTCAACTAAAAACAGCTCGGCGATCCTGCCGCGCTCAACCTGGTTTTCTCGCTCAAATGACGCGGAGCCGTTCAGCCAAGCCTCTGTGGCTTCCTGAATGAGTGCTTCGCGCCGGTCCTTCAAAAACTTCCTGAAAAACATCGTGGCGGGATGATTGCGCCACTCGTTGTATTGTTCCTTGGTCATCGCCCGAAATTCCATATCGGAACTTCGTTGCGCGAATCCATTTCAGCAACGATTTGCTCGTGCGATGCAGCGCGCCATTCGTATTCGCGCTTCGGACACTTCAAACCGCTTGGCGTCTTGAAGTCGCCAGAGCTTGTTCGGATTGATGGCAGCCAGTGCTCGCCCTGCCGGATGAAACCGTTGCAATCCTTTAGATAGTCCGCCTGTTCCTTGGTCACTGCGACTCCAGCGAGGCAGCCGGATTGTTGATGTCAACGGTCGGCGCGCTGTTCGGATGCGCGGCCTGACCGGGCATACCCATTGGAGCCGGCGCAACCGTCATTGGATGCGGCATGTTCGGCGGCGGCGGTGCTGCTGGGGAAATCCCGCCACCCTGTCCGCTCTCGTCTGCGGGTTGGTGCGCCTGCTCGAATTGCGTCTCCCAAGCCTGCAAGGTCTGGTTCAGCCACTCCAAGTGCTGCGCGCCAACCGTGGCGTCGGCATTTGCCAGATTGAGGATGGCCTGCGAGTAGTCGCGGACCTCCGTCGCCTTCTTGGCAGCAACGCTGGCTTCGACCTCGCGGCCCTTCTGCTCAAGCTCCATGCCCTTGACCGCAATCGCCGGATTGGGCGGAGCCTGCTTGTTCAACACCCGGTCGATGTTGTCGATTGACGCGGCATCCATGATGCGGCGGCGAATCTCATGGCCGTTGCACCACGGGTCGTTGGCGAACTGCATCAGGAACTGTGCGCGGCCCAGCCGCTGCATGTCCGTGACCATCGTCGGGTCGGACACAGGCTCAACGCCAGACCCAAGCACGTAATCCTGCTTGGTGATGACCTTCCAGGTGTCGCCAACCTTGTATTGCGATTTCTCATCGCCGTAGATGCGATTGAGCCGGTAGAGCTTGTTCAACTCGGACTTGAGCGCGCGGTGAACGCGCTTGTAGATCGACGTATAGACCTTCAATCCCTGTTCGATCAGCGCCAGCGTCGTGGTGGCTGGCGTGTTCGCGCTTGATCCCTGATCCCCGGTCAGGATGTCCTTGATCGCCGCGACTTCCTTGCCGGACTCAATCAGCAGCCCGAGCAACTGGAACAGCACCGTGGACGGCCCAGGGAACTGCATCGGAACGATGTTTTCGCGCAGCGTACCGCCCGTGACGTTCACAACCTTGTACTCACCCATGACGAACCGGATCGCTCCGGCATTCATGGACAAGCCCTTGCCGATGAACCCGCCGCCCGTGTTCGCCAGCGTGCCGGCGTCGAGCAACTGGTTCAGCGTCGTGTTGACCGCCTCGTTGATCGGGCGCAGCAACTGGCCAAAGCCGACGCCGTAAATGCCGCCGTCAGGGTTCGGCAGGAAGTCGTACTTCGTGTAGTAGTGAACCGGGTCGATCTTGACGATCTTGTGCGTCGTCTGGCTGAAATGAATGCCGTCCGCGTCGTATCGCGCGACGATACGGACAACCTTCTGTGATTTCTTATGGATCGTGACGATGTACGGCTCGGGATAGCCGTCCTCGTCCAAGTCCCACCAGCGGTGCTGCTCCAGGAACACATGCGGCGCGTCATCGTCGCCGTTCTGCGCATCGTCCGCCACGCCGTAAGGCTGCTCTGGCGTGAGGAACAGCCCTGCTCGTTCCTGCTCCTCAATCTCGATGGGGTAGTATTTGATTTCCTCGGTGATGCGAGGCGCGGTTTCCATCGACTTGGCGTGATAGTTCACAACCAAGTTGAGCGCCGGCACCCGGAGCGAGGCGTTGCGGCCCTTCCCTGGATCGAAGTAGCTCTTGCGGAAGTCGCAGCCCACGATCGGCAGGATATGCAACAGCGCGTCTGTCTCAGGCTCCCATTCGGTCTGCTCGTCTAGGAGCTGCCACGACATATGCTCGCCAATGCCATCGGCGCGAATCTGCTTGGCTCCCGGCGGCACGGCCCACACCGGCTGCGGCTGGCCATCCGGCCCCATTTGCACAACCGGAGTGCCGTCAGGCCCGATCTGGGGCTGCCCCTCGTCGGCGCCGATTACCACGCCCTTGACCACAGAGCGGTTCGCCACAATGGCTGGATAGGCACGCGCGGCAAACTGGATCGCCGCGGTCGTCATCAGCGGATAGATGACGTTCGCAGCTTTGGGCCAGGGGTATTGCTTCTCCTTGGCGATCTGCATGGCCAGGTCTAGGGCCTGCTCGCTCTTGGTTTTCCAGTCTGAGCGGGACGTAACGTCGATCTCGTATTCGCGAACGGCGCGCATCCCGATCTTGTTCAGGACTTCAACGTCCAGATCGGCGGCGATGTTGTCCGACTTGATCCAGGCCAGGAGCTTTTGCTGTTGCCGAATGTCGGGCATGGCTTCGCTGGCCGCTGCCTCGATTGGCGCGGCTGCGAGGGCGTTCAATTCCATTTAAGCCGTCAGGTCTTTCTTCACGACAAATCCCTGCACTTCAAACTTGTTCTTCTTGCCGCGCGGGATGCCGGAAAATCCAATCTCAATGCCCATCGCGTCCGCCTCGTTCATGATCTCAACGAGAGCGTCGATTGCAGCGCGGGCACGCTTCACGATGGCCTGCTCAATTTCATAATGCGTCTGAGACACTTACCCCTCCGTTTTCCTAGTAGCCTGTAATGTCCGACCGCGTGGAATCAGCCCAGCCGCGGTCCTCAAGTTCATCGTCCTTCGGCTCACGGCACGCGACGTTCAACCCGCTCATAATCAGGTAGCGCGTGGTGTCCATCAGGTGATCGTTTTGCTTGACGATCTTGCCCTTCTCGTCCCGGCGATAAATTCGAAACTCGCTCAACCAGTTTTGCAGCGACTTGAACACGAACAAACGTCCGCCGCTCAGTCGCTCCCATACGGCATAAAGACCGGCCTCAACCGCATTGTCTGCGGGTGCCAGGAGCAGCCCCAAATCGGTGTAGAGCTGAATAAGCTGCTGTCCATCAACCTGGCCACGTCCGCGTGCGGCTGGGTCGATGACGCCGGGTATCCAGCGGCCCTTCGCGCGGATCGCCGCCGAATGGATCGCCGGCTCGGCTTGGGAGCGGTAGTGCTCGGCATAGAGATAGACTGTATCGTCGTCCTGGTTCCAGGCGCCCCACAGCGCCGCGGTCCTGTTCCAGCCCACGTCTAGCGCGTAGCAGCGCGGCCAGTATTTCGGAATCTCAAACGGGTCGCAGACAATCTCGGATTCTGGTACGGGGTAGATCGCGCCGGAGCCGAGTTGCGGGATGCCCTTGGACCTGGCATCGCGTTGATACGGTGGTATCGAGGCGTAGAGTTCTTTCTTGGTCTGCTCGTCAAGATGGGGAACGTCATCCCATCCCGCCATCGTGAGATGCTTCGTCACGCTGGCATTCGCCCTTCTGGCATGTAGCTCATCACCACGTCAGACAACCCCAACAGCGGCGTGAACGTGCACATAATCATGCCGTTCGTCGTCATCGTGCGAAGCAAGCACTCCGAATAGATGCCCAAGTCCGGCTCCTCATCGAGCCAAACCAAGTGCTTTCCGGTCCCCTGATACGATATGCGCTTCTGATCGTAGCTCTTGAGCGTTACCGCGCTCGTTCCGCCCGACTTGTGCTTAACGTAGATGTCCTGCACGGCGTCAGGGACGCCGGCTCTTGGCGTGGTTCGGATAATGCAACGCTTGCGGATAAGCCCTGTGCCATAGGCACCAACAGGCCCGAGGAGCTTCGCCTGAATAATGTCCCTGACGGTTTGGCTGGTGTCGCCGGCTGCCCAGGCCTCAATAGGATGGTCAAAGCGCCGGCCCTCCCACCATTCTGGATACTCGCCCGTCAGGTGCAGCGCGGTTTCATACCCACCAACACCCTCAGTTTTTCCAACGCGGTTAGCGGCCAACATGCACCGCTCACGATGCTCTTGGCCCGCACGGAAAAACTCAAGGTGCTTGGCGTACAGTTCCCGCCGGAGCGGCCCACTGTCCGGGTAGTAGCCGTCAATGCGGTTTTCGTTCTTCCGCTTGACCAGTTCCGCTTGCAACTGCCGCTCGATCCGATCCAATGAGGGCAGTTCGGAGCGCAGTAATTCGGGCAAGGGCCTCTGCAATATCGTCTGCACTCATGTCCTCAAGTGCACTTTCCTTGATGTGCATTTCCTTCGGCAACAGGCCGGCAATGACCTTCACGTAAGTCTCCGGTGAGTCCTCGCGGCACTTCTTGATGGCCGCTTCACCGTGCGCCGTAAAGTCATCGTAGAGCTTGGCTACGAAATCCTCCGACAGCTTATTGCGCGACCCCTTGGGACGGCCACCGCCGTTATTCCCCGTTACAAATCGGCCAAGTTCGTCTTTTTGCATCTCAGTGCCACACGACTCCGGCCAGCTTCGAGGCTTCCCGGAATGTCCTCGCAACGATCATGCGGCCATTCGGGAAATAGACCCGCCAGAAATCGCCGTCGAACTCGTAGGCGGGAAGGTCGTCAATCAATGCGGATTCGAGAAAGTCCAGAACCGCTTCCTGCTCGGTCATTTCCTGAACGCCGCGCCTGGCTCTTTGGCGCCGAACGCGCGCTTCTTGATCTTCGGAGGCTTGCGCGGCTTCGGTACAAACCGATCGGCAACCGCGCTCAACGGCTCACTGTCCGGTCCTGTCTCAACATTCGGCCTGACGCCGGCAACCAGTGCTTTCGGGACAGAGCCAGTCGTGATGGGCATTAGGCTGACAATCCACAGTCGGCTTCCAGCGCGGAAAGAAACTCAGCCAGCGTCACCCACTCAATCGCGACGGCTTGGCCAGGAACCCAGCGTTTATTCCAATTCTCGGCGGGGACTGCGACATGCCACCCACCATGACGCCACGCCATCGAAACGTTCAGCCCCTGATGCGTAACCTCCGGGGCAGCGGCTTGGCTTGCGCTCATCAACCCCAGCGGGGCCATAGAGCCAGCCCCGAGAACACCAAGTATTCTGCGCCGGGACTGATCAGCCATGTTTAGTACCCGCCGTGGTCCGGCTCGGGATGATAGCCGCGCGGACGGCTGATGGCGCGCGAGCCTTCCTTCATGGTGCCGCGGACCTTCGGAGCGTCACCCGCCGACTTGAACGGGCTTTCGCAGCCGAAGGTGCTGTCCTCTTGTGGATCGCCGCCCTTGATTGCCATGCGGGTGTGCTGGCGAACCAGCGGGCCAGATTGATTATCCATGTTCATCGTCCTTCGTGATTTCGGCTCTTAACCGCGATTATCGCGGCTATCCCCATCTGAGGACCGAAGCACCGGAGGGATGCAAAGTCGGCGGCCACGCACTCGACCTAGGGGGGACTGAGGTCGGCGCGAAGAGTTTGGATAACTCAACTCTAGTGTCCGTTGTCATCGGACAGTTTGCGGCTAAGTTCCGAGTCTGTAACAATTCGTGATAATAGGACGTATTGACCTATAGAACGTTTTGCCCTAATCTCGCGTCATCAGCAAGGGCAATCAAGCCCGGCGATGGAGAGCAAAATGACCAACCTGATCAAAATCGAAGTCCGCAACGTGTACGGCAACGAAACCATCTACCCCCATTGCGAAGCAGCTAAGTCTTTCGCCAACATCGCGGGGACCAAGACGCTCACAATCCACACCCTTCGCAACGTCGCCGCCCTTGGCTTTTCCATCGCAGTGGTTGACCGTTACGGTCAGGTTAGCCGCATCTACACCCCGGAATTGGGCCGCAATCTGGTAGCAGCATGACCGCAAACCAATACCGCGCCGCAATCGAGAAGCTCGGCCTTTCCCAAAGGAAGGCCGGGCCTTTTTTCGGAGTTGACGAGCGAACAAGCCGCCGATGGGCCGAGAATGGCCCGCCAGAGGCTGTGGCGAAACTCTTGCGCCTTATGGTCCGACTAGAACTCAAACCCGATGACGTGCCCTAGGGCAGTCAAAGCAGTACGGAGCGCAAAGCTCACTCCGCAGCGTTTGCTTCGTGGTTCCCCAAATCCTCTTTCACTTCCAACTGCCCGCCGTCCAGATCGTCAAACTCGGGCGGTATCAATCCAATGCCGGGCTGTGTCGCCAATGACTCATTGATCGGCTTACCGCGGTGTGTGTGCGATCCATAGTCGAACCGGCGGGCGTAGCTGCCCGCTTGGCGTTGATGCATCGAATGTCCGTGAACGGAAAAACCCGCCGCGATTTCTCGGGCGGGTCTGTCTGACGCAATTCGTCAGCTTGTATTAATGACTTCAACCTGATTTGCGCACAAAAGTCAATCCGTAGTGCCGCGCAAGCACATCAAGTCCACAAACAATCCGAGGTACAGCAAAGTCATTCCGGTCGTTGACCAGGTGCGCAACCTCACGCGCGCCGCGATTGCCAACGCCTTCCTCCAATGCCACGAAAGCGCTCATATACGCATCGCGAATCTCGATCTGCTGTTCCTCGCTCAAGCCAGAGCTACCGCCCCACGGTCCAACGATAACGCCCGACATGGACTGTTCGGTCGAACGCGGCGCTTCGATCACGGCCCGATAGCGGGAAACGGCTGTCCGGTATTTGACGCCGGCCTGGTACTGGATTTCCGTGATCCAGCCATTCAGGCACAGCCGCCCCATGATGCACTCGGCCTTGGGATCGTGCGCGACATTGGCCGGCACAAGTCTCCGATGCGGCATGAGCTGTGCAATGGCGTTCGGCTCAATTGATTTCTCGCGCTGTGCCCTGCCGTTGGGCTCCCGCTTGATGTTCTGCTTGCGCTTGCGTCCGAGCATCTAGGCCCCCTGTTGCTTGTTCTGTTCAACGCAACGAAACCCACGCCCTGCCTTCCACTCGCGATACCAAGCCGCAGCCGCCGCTATCGCTTCGGCACGCTCCCGAATCTGAATCTCAATCTGGCGTTTCATCAGGTCGATTTCCGCTTCGGTCATATCGAAAGCCCACCATGCTGCGGCGTGAACTGCCCCGTGGCCTGATCGACGTGGAAATGACACTCGCCCCGCCTGCCGGCGCCGATCTCACGCACCTTGGCTGAGATAACTTTGGCCATCGGGGACACGGGGTCCCGGACAACGATCAAGCCGTTGTCGCATTTGTTGTACCAGTTCATCGAACCTTCGATGTCCGAGAGCGTCGGCGTCTTGCCCTGCTCCACCCCGGCCTTCGTCGGGTGGGCCACCAGGATAACCGCCACGTTCATCGCTCGGCAAAACTGCTTCATGTACATCAGGCATTGCCCGATATAGTCTGTCATCATCATGTCCTTGGGCTTGGCGCGCTCCAGCTCGTTCCACGGGTCGATTAGGATCACATCGACGCCATCGCGCTCCACGGCCACCACAGCCTTGTCCAGCACCCATTGCAGGGTCTTAGGCTCAGTGTCGTAGTGGCTCGGCATGGCCGACTGCACGAAGCAGTGCTCGGCACAGAACGCGTCAAAGCCGCGCCGATCGCCCCAAATAAGCTTCAGCTTCTCCCGAATATGCCCCTCGTTCTCCGGGACATACATGAAGGTTTTCGTGTTGTTTTCGCGCGCAATGTTGCAAATCACATTGAGTAGAAACGTGGACTTGCCGTGGCCGGCGATGCCCGTGCATATCGTGAACTGGCCGGGATAGAGCTTCCAAAGCTCCGACATTTCCGGCCAGCCAGTACCGATGCAAATATCCGCGACGGAGCCGCGCTGTGGCAGTTCAGCGAGCGAATGGTACCCAGGCTGGCCGTGCCGATCGGCGTTAACGAATACTGGCGCGTTCATCACATGATCCCGTCTGGATATTCAGTTCCGAAAGGAGAAAGCGGTTTCTTCTGCGGGGACGACCTCGCCCGCGCCTCCAAATTTCGGTTCGCAAGATATTTGGACGTGCTGATAAACCAGTTTGAGCGGTCAGCATCCGATGCCCTTGGGCTACCAAGCCAGGCATCCCGCGCGGTTAGTTCCCCACGCAAATCAAGATTGCCGAATGCTTCGGTCCAGTCCGAGAAGTGCTTTCGAGAAAGTTTGATTATGCCCCCCTCGAAGGCATAGCCCGCCGACGCCGCGTCAGCGGTTTTAGTTCCCTTCCCTTCCTTTCCCTTCCCTTCCCCTTGGACTTGCACAAGCGGCGTGGGGCACGCGTCATCCACGCGTGGGGCACGCGTCAATGGTGTAATGATTTCAGTCGGTTCGGGGATGGTCGATGCCATTTCCCGGTTGTTGATGACCTGGTGGTCCCTCCAGCTCGGGATCGCCCCAAATTCCCGCCCCTCTGACGCGTACCGCACGATGAACCCACGCGTGGTCAACGCGTCGAGCACGCGTGAAAAGTCCACGTCGTCATACGGCAGACAGTCCAACTTGAGTTGCTTTGGCGCCCATCGAAAGCGGCCCTCACGATCGGCAGCGGTCCAGAGGCCAGCATAAGCAACGCGCAGTGGCAGCCCGGTTTCCTTCTCGGCTGCAAACAGTTCTTCATGGCGGAAGAACTCCGGCTTGATGGTCCTGATGCGCGCCACTATGCCGCCCTCCGAACGAGATTCCACGCCTCAAGGATTGCCAGCGCTTCTGGCAGACCTTCCGCGATCACCGAAAAGCCGCCGGCGCTGTTCACTGCATCTCGAAACTCAAGCTGCTCCTCGGACGGCCTGCCGCCGTCTTTTTTTAGTTCGATCGTGTAGAACTTGCCGCGGTGCAGGGCGTGAACGTCATGCACGCCGGCCCTGAAGCCGACAGTTCGGCGTGCTTCGCGATTGTTGGGGACCGGCCACGCGACAACGCCAGGCATCCCGCGCGACCTGATCTCGGCGAATACCGCCCGCTGGATTTCTGCCTCGGTCAAGCGGCCAACTCCCGTTCGACCTGCCGGCGCCGAAGCTCGACTAGCTCTTGTCGAAGCACCCGCGTCGGCTTGTGCAGCCGCTCAGCGTGCGAGATTTTGGATTGAATGCGCGCTATCTCGCGCCGCAAAGGGTCGGAAATTAGATCACCTATCGCGCGTTCAAACTCTGCAATAGCAGCGTCGATGTCTGTTTGCATGGCACGTCCTGCATAGCCTGATTTTCAAAACGCAAGACGCAACAAAACAAATTGGACCCGCAATACACAGCCTGTGATTATGTGGATGGTTTCAAACGATCCAATATTTTCGACCGGATCGCGGCCACTTCCTTGTCAAGCTGTGAATCCTCAGCGCATAGCGTTTTGATGCGCCGCACCGCCGAAAACACCGTGGAGTGGTCGCGGAAGAACCTCCGTCCGAGATACGGATATGATCGGCCAGTCATCTCGTAGGCAAGGAACATCGCGATCTGGCGCGGCCTTACGATGTGAGCCAGGCGCCGGGTGCACATCAGGTCATCGCGCGTCATTCCGAAATGCTCGGCAACAATCTGCTGTATGTCGCTGGTCAATGGGCGATCAAAGATCGCGGGCTTCTCGGCCTTCACCTGCTCAAAGATGATGTCGATGGCCGGCTTCGGCTTGGCTAATGCCGCAAGTTCGGCAGCTTCGCGCGCCGCTTTCTCGGCGGCCTTTCTCGCTGCGAGTTTGGCCGCTTCGTCATTGACCCTGGCGCGGAACGCATTGTGCCGGTCAATGACCGCAGCCTGCGTCGGCGTGAATTGCGCGCGATGCAGCGCGGGAATTACTTTCGCGTTGTGGTCTGTTGTGACCGGACTTGCCTTGGCTTCCGGCGCAACGTGGGATGCCGAACTAGGTTCGGTCGCGTATGCGTAAGACATGAGAAACCCCCTACTGGTTGAAATCTCCCGCCCCGGCGGGCCTCACGCACGACTTACAAAATAAGCACCCGCGCCCTAGCGCCCCTGAGGCAATGACCTTTCTGGATAGGCAGGAATTGCCAACGGTAGAGCGCGGGATTCAAAGCGGCAGCGACAGTTGTTCGCGCCGTTGTTCGTATGCGAGCGAGCATTCACGGGCGCGGACTGTTTCCAGCCACCAACGCTGCGTGCAGCCACGCATGAGATATTCGAGAACGATCCAGCCCGCCTCCGTGTGCAGCAGCTTGAGGACCGCGCGGGACGGTGGATCGAATTTGCCGCGCACCCATTCGTAACAGGTGCGCTCTGGCTCGCCGGTAAGGTGATGGACCTTCTTTGCGCTTGAATCACCGAACAACTCCATTGCCAATAAACTGAACCATGCTGGCCCAGATGAAGGTTTTTCTTGCGGATTCAGTGGAAATCGCGGCTGCGGTATCGAACCAAATGTCTGGCTCACGATCTTTCGTACAGCCGCACAATCGACATACCACTCACGCCCCCCGCCCGATCTGTATGGCTTCAGCATCTTGTGGATCGCTAGTTCATCCCCGTAAGTACCGTCTCGATGCGCGATCAATTTAATTTTTCCGGCGTATGTCTCGTGCTGCTTGAATCTGGCTTTAAGATTTGAGGAACAGCCGATCTTGATTTCGCCCTCGCGCTCAAGAGCGTAAATCACGGTCACACGTCCATTTCTGTTTGCTTTCGCACGTCCTCTACCGCGACGAACAGGCACCGAGCCTTCTTGGCTTCCGTCCACCACGACTGTTTGCTGTCCCTCAAAATCCATTCGAGCGCCCTCCAGCCCTGATCACTGTCCAAGATTTGCGCGAGAAGGATTGAGCCGGGGTCGGATTTGTCGGCTGCGATGTGCCGCGCCGTTCGCTCGGGACAACCCGTGTAAAACTCAATGCTGGCCGGGGTTTTCTGTGGCCACAGAGCGCGGGCAAGGCGCCCGAAACTGTAGCCCGGCAATTTCTTGCCGACATTCTCGACGGACGATGGCTTGAGAATTTCGCGGCCAAAGTTTGCCGCGACTTCCCGTGCATCTTCGCGCTCGACGCGCAATGCTTGACCCATGACGCAACTCCTACGGACGCAACATGAACGCGATTGAAGCCCTGATTAAAGCCGCCGAAGAAGAAGCCACACGCTTGCGCGATGCCGGTTTCACGGCAGGGAGCGCGCTGGCCTATCAGGCAAGAATTGAACGCTGGGAAAGGCTCGCCAGTGAAGCGCGGGCTGAACTGGCGAAGCTGAAATGATTTCCGCGCTTCCCCGAGCGTGGAAAGGGAGCCGCTACGAGGATTTGTATTGCGTGCCTCGTAGCGGTACTGGCGAACGCCAAGTTGCGAAAATTCAATGCCACACGTCCGCGCTGGGCGGTTGCCCACGGTCCCCGTCAAGTCGGGTACCGAACATAGTGACAAAAAGAAGTGTCTTGTTTGGAACAGTTCCGAAGCGGACGATGCCCGACATAGGCTGCGTTTTCGACCTTTGCCGGGGGGGATCGAATGGGCCACAGCATCGTCGTTATGTCGGACGACATACCGATTACCGAACCGATCTACATTCCAATCGCCGTGGCCAGCAGGCTTGTCCGCGTCGAGCGGATGGGCGACTGGCTCTTGCTGTGCTTCGGCCTGGATACCGTGGATCAATCCGGAAGGCCGGTTGTCGAAATCACCGCCAAGGTCATGCGGCCCGAGAAGGACATGATGGGGGCGGATTGCATTATCGCAATGTCCAAGCGCGGCGAGCCGTCCAAGGGCGCGATGAACTGAGGCCGTCATTCGGCAGCCTCGCGCATAACCTCCGCGAGATCGGGCCGAAGCTCGCGCTTCGGTATGCCGGTCAATTTAGAAATTGCTGGAAGAACGTCAGGCGCAACGGGCTGGATACCCGTTTCGATTCTGGAAAGCTTGGCAGTCGATGGCCTCTCACAGCCTTCGCCTGCAATCCGATCCGCCAAATCTTCAAGGCTCATCCCTTCGCGCGCTCGATACGCTCGAATGGCTTCGCCGGCTGGTAGGATTTCACTCATGCAAGCCTGTCTTACACTAGTTGCAAGTCTGGCGTCAAGCGCCTTTGCATCTAGCGGCAGGGACAACCCTTGCAGTGAGTGCAAAAATTCCACATGCCTCGTAGAGTCGCCTATCAGCGGGCCAGGCGCCCAATCTTCATTCGCCAGTGGAGGGAACACCGGGAGCTTTCTCAGGAAGCCCTTGCCGACCGGCTTGATATGTCAGCAGCGCAGCTCTCCCGGATCGAAAGCGGCAAACAAGGCTATACCCAGGATTTTCTGGAAGCCTGCGCCGATGCCCTCAGGACGTACGTGCCGAGCCTCCTGATGCGCAATCCGTCAAAGGATGACCCAAGCGACCCAAACTCGATTTGGTCGCTGTGGGACCACGCCAAGCCCGCCCAGAGGCGTTTAATCGTTGATCTGGCAAAATCGGTGACCAAAACGGGGACTTGATATGGTTCCAACCGTCCTAATGGTGACTTGGTTCTATCTGTCGCTGCCCCCGGTATCGTCACAGACCACATTTGAGAGCGGCGAAGCCTGCGATCGGGCTAAAATGAGCGTTGTTATGGAGGCGGCCCGGCTGAAAAACCAAGCCGCCAAGCCGGAGCGCGGGGCCTTTAGCATCCCGGCAGCCGTTCCCCCATATCCGACCGTATCGGTATTCTGCGCCCCAATTCGCTAGCCTAAATTATTTTGCATCTAGTGCAAATTTCCGCTTGACGGCTATCTTGCAACTAGCGTAAGGTCCCCCTCGTCAGATCGAACACGGGGACCGCACAGATGACCGCCCTCTACATCATCGAACGCGATTTCGGAAAGCTCGGAACCGAGTTCTCCGGTGACCGGGAACACACCCTCCGGGGCGTCATCGACGACATCGTGACAGGACAGACGGACAACGTGATCCGCGTCCTCGAAATCCACATCGACGAAAACCGCTGCCAGGACGTGACGGAAGATGTCGCCCGCGCGGTTCGTGATCGCATCGTCAACGAAAGCCTCTCCCTCGATTGGGACATGGCCAACTGGCTGCACTCTACGCTTGGAGTGAACAGCATCGCTTGGCCGGTCGCTGCTGAGTGATTGGGAAAATCCAACGTGAGTTCGGCGCGCAAACGATAGCGCAGTAGTCAAGTTCAACGATCCGAGGGGAAGCAAGATGAGCCGCATGTCCGAACTAGCGATGGAAGGCGACCTCGCGCGCCGCATGTCAACCCAAGAGCAAGACATCGGCTTTGATGTAAACCGCCTCGTCGCCGTCACCGCCGATCTGCTCGACCACGCGCGCAGCCGCCCTGACTTGCTGGCGCGCGACCGCAGCATGATCGCAGACAGCGTTCAGCAACTCGGACGAATGATCGCCCGTTTACAAGAGGATGTAGCAGCATGAGTAACGATCCGTTTGCCCGACATGGCATCAAGCATCTGTCGCCATCATCGCTCAATATGTGGCGCAACTCCCCCGGCATCTGGACGCTGAAATATCTCCTGCGGCTGGATGATGGCGGGTCGCCCGCGATGTGGCGCGGCTCTGCGGTCGAGGCTGGACTGGCTGCCATGCTGCGCGGTGTTCCCGCGCCGGAAGCTCTCAAGATCGCTCGTAATCAGTTCGATCAAGAAGCGGCGGGCGAGGTCCGAGACGATGTGGCGGCAGAGCGCGTCATCATTGAGCCGACGCTGGCGCAATGCGGGCACTGGATGCCCCTCGCCCCCGGCCCGCTGAATGCCTCGCAGCTAAAAGTCGAGCATTGGATACATGACGCCATAAGCGTCCCGGTGATCGGCTATCTCGATTTCGGTTTTGACGGGATCGACGTTGACCTGAAAACAACCAAGGCGATGCCGAGCGCGGCCCGCCCCGATCATGTTCGGCAGGTCAGTTTGTATCGCGTGGCGCGCAACCGGCGCGGCGCCCTTCTCTATGTGACGCCCAAGAAATTCGCTCAGTACGAGGTTGACGACGCAGCGATGAATACCGCACTGGCTGGCCTGCGTGCGGACGCCTTGTCGCTGTCTCGGTTCCTCGCATCGCACGCCGATGCAGAGTCCGCCGTTCGGTCGCTCCCGATGGATACCGAGCATTACGCATACCCGACCGGCGCAACCCTTCCGAGCTACCTAAGCGCAACCGTTTGAAACTGAAAACTGAAACCGGAGAACGAAAATGGAAATTCCGAAACCGAGCGAAGGCGGGGGAGATTTTGAACTGGCCCCAACCGGAACGCATCTTGCGATCTGCTATCGGGTGATCGACCTGGGCACCCAGGAAACCACATGGGAAGGCCAGACGAAACACGCGCACAAGGTTCTGGTTGGGTGGGAACTGCCTGACGAGAAGATGAGCGACGGGCGACCATTCATCATCCAGCAACGCTACACATGGTCGATGCACGAAAAGGCCACGCTGCGGAAGCATCTGGAGGCGTGGCGCGGGACAGCATTCGTTGACAAGGATTTCGGCAAGGGCGGCTTTGACATCAAGAACATCCTTGGCAAGCCCTGCGTGATTTCGATTGTTCACGCCGAACACAACGGCAAGACCTACGCGAACATTTCTGGCGTCGGAAAGCTGATGAAGGGGCAGACCGCCCCGCCGCAGATTAACCCCTCGGTCTATCTCTGGCTGCACAAGGACCGCTGGGAAATGTCGGTCTATGCGTCACTGACCGATGGGCTGAAAAACACCATCGCGAAAAGCCCCGAGTATCAAGAGTTGGCCGCCCCGTCTATCGCGTCGGATGGGGCGCAGGCCGATCTGCCAGAGGACGCCATTCCATTTTAGGAGGCAGATATGAGCCGCTACACCGTCACAATCACTTCCGATGAGGATCGGTCGCGCGCCCTGCAAATCGTCAGGCAGGCACCCGCTGGATCGCGGGTTGATGTGAAGGGGGCCAAGCGGTCGCTACCGCAAAATGATCGCATGTGGGCCATGCTGACGGACGTGGCCCAACAACTGCCCTGGCACGGCGTGAAGCTGCGCCCGGATGATTGGAAACTGATCTTTCTCAATGGCCTCAAGCGCGAACTGCGCATGGTGCCGAACTTGGACGGGACCGGCTTCGTGGACATCGCAAAATCATCGTCTGATCTGTCCAAGGAAGAAATGACGGACCTGATCGAACTGATGTTCGCGTTCGGCGCCGAGCATGGCGTCACGTTCCAAGACGCTGTGAGGGCGGCATGAGGGCCGTCCCCGAGTGGATAGCAACCAAGTCTGATGACGAAGCAATCCCGCCGCGTGTTCGCGCTCGCGTGTTCATGAAGTTCAGCGGCAAATGCGCCGGCTGCGGTCGCAAGATCGGTGAAGGCGCGCTTGAGTGGGACTGCGATCACATCATTGCGCTGGCGCTTGGCGGTCAGCACAGGGAAGGAAATTTGCGGCCACTCTGTCGGGCCGTCTGTCATCGGGACAAGACACGAGACGACGCTGCGCTGCGCAAGCGGTTCAACGCGAGCCAGAAGAAGCGCGCTGGAATTAAGAAGCGGCGCCGCACGATACCTGGCCGACGCTTTAATGGTGATCCAATCCCGGCCCGTTGGGTTGGGTGACGCTTACGACTGATGAGGGGACTGAACATGAGCAAGGGCGAAATATACAAGCACTTCACCAGCAAGTTCCCCGCCCCGAAAGAGGGGGATTTGAAGGTCTGGTGGATACCTCAAGTTTCTGGCGAGCCGTTTGAATGGCGAGTGGCCGACCTCGATCAAGCCGGACTGATGTTGGACGCCCTCGCCTGTTACGACGACTTTCAATTCTGGAAGCGCGTCAAAGGCGATTACAGCAACACAGGCGGCCTCGAAATTTTCCGTAATGGCGAGTGGGAAGATTGGGAGAGCGATGATTGCGACGACTTCGACACGTGGCGCGCCGAGCGCGAAGCTGCGTGACGCATTTCCCTCATAACTATAGGCCACGAAATTGATCCGACCCGAAACCATCGCTAAAGGCATCCAGCTCTATCCGGGCGAGTGTACCGCTGCGCTTGCGGGCATGGATGCCGCCAGCGTGGATTCCTGCGTTACGGACCCGCCCTATCACCTGACAAGCATCGTCAAGCGGTTCGGCGCGGATAACGCAGCACCGGCCAAGTCTGGCAAGACCGGGGCTTATAAGCGCGCTTCCGCTGGCTTCATGGGCAAGCAATGGGACGGCGGCGACGTGGCGTTTCGCGTCGAGACATGGCTAGCGGTGTGGCGCGTTCTAAAACCCGGCGCGCATCTGGTCGCCTTCTCGGGCACCCGCACCTATCACCGGATGGTTTGCGCCATTGAGGATGCGGGCTTTGAAATCCGCGACCAGATCGGCTGGGCCTATGGCTCGGGTTTCCCCAAGTCGCACAATCAGAGGGGCGACTGGCAGGGCTGGGGCACGGCCTTAAAGCCCGCATGGGAGCCTGTGGTGCTGGCCCGCAAGCCGCTAATCGGGACGGTCGCGGCCAACATCGCAGAGCATGGCACGGGGGCGCTCAATATCGACGGATGCCGCGTCGAGTTTGCTGGCACGAATGATGCAGCAGCAGCAGCAGCAGCAGCAGCAGTGGGCTTCGCTGCCAGCCGGGCGCGCGGAACATCCACCCAATCAAATTCAATCGGCAAGGAAAGCCGCGACGGCACGAACACCTATGATCCATTCGCGCTGAAAGGCCGCTGGCCTGCCAACATCATCCATGACGGAAGCGAGGAAGTGGTGGGGGCGTTTCCTGACACGGGCCAGTCTGGCGTTGCCGTGCAGCGAAATGGTGGCGGCCAGAAGATCGGCAATACCGTTTATAGCGGTAGCGGTGGCGGCATAATTCGTCCTGATGCTGGTTTTGCCGATGGCGGTTCCGCCGCCCGTTTTTTCTACACCGCCAAGGCCGACGCCGACGACAGGCTCGGCTCCAAGCATCCAACCGTCAAGCCAATCGACCTGATGCAATGGCTGGTGCGTCTGGTGACGCCTCCGGGCGGGCTGGTGCTCGATCCTTTCGCCGGCACCGGGACCACGGGCGAAGCCGCCTTCCGCGAGGGTATGCGCGCTGTGCTGATCGAGCGCGAGCCGGAATATCAGGCCGACATTCGCCGCCGCATGTCTTTGGTGCTTGGCGGGCCAGAGGAACGCCAGCGCGAGTCCATCAAGGCGCGCGGGTTAACAGCCGACGCTGGCCCGTTGTTCGGTGGCTCTGACACGACGCGGGGGGGGGCAGACAAATCTACGGCCACTTCGCGGACCAGGACGAACGATAGGACCGACCGGATTGAAATGGTGAAGCCATGAGCCTGCTGCTGGACCCCAAGATATTCAATTACCTGATTATGAGCCTGTACGTCCTGAACGCGGGCCGCTGGGCCTTCGCGGGCGGCTGGGCGGATTGCTCCTATTGGCTGTGCGCCTTTGGGATCACGGCAACCGTCACCTGGGGTTATGCCAGATGAAACCAATTTCGCAGCCGCCAGTCTCAGCCGAAACGCGCGTTTTAACTGATTGGAAACATTAGAGATTAGTCGCAACAGGAGAAGGATCATGGCGGACGTTAAGACAATCGGTGTCAGCACTAAGCAAACGGGCGTCGTGACGATGTTTTTTCGGCATGTTGTCATTTGGGGGTTCTTGGTCGGCGCCGAGGCCGGATCGCATCTGTGGTTCGGCGGATCGTGGGTGATCGACATGATGATCCTGACCGCGCTCGTGCTGTTCGTCATCAACATGGCCACGAAGAAAAGCGGAATGGCCGTCGAAATGACGCCAGCAGAAATCCGGCTGTGGGTCGCCGCCGGTATGCCGAACGACATCAAGGAATGGCGCACGAACCGCAAGCTCGCATCTGTTGCGTGACCATGACTGCGGACGAATGTAAGTCCTTGAAATAGTTGCGAGAATTACCAATGACCACGCCAAAGCCCGTCACTAACCCCTGCCCTCCCTGGCAAGACATGCCGACGCTGTGCGGCAACATCTGCGCCACGCCAAACACTGTGGATAGCTGGGTAAAAGAGGGGCTTTTGCCACAGCCTCGGCGCGTGAAGGGCAAGCAGATGTGGAAGTGGGCCGAGGTCGATGCGTACCTTTCCAGCGGTGGGGGCCAATCCTTGGACCCCGAAGCGGAGAGGATCAAAAATGCCACGCGAAAGGCAGAGGCCCATGCTGGTCATTGAGGACAGTTTCGCCGCGCTCGTTCGCGCCTATCTCGAATCCCCGCAGTTTGCCGACCACGCGCCGGCAACGTGCGAAGTGTGGAAACGCTATCTGCTGCTGGCGATCGAACCCGACCGGCTCGGCGCCGTGTCGCTGCAATCGATCCGGCCGGCGCTGGTGCAAGCCTATCTCGACGGCATGGCGGGCAAGCCCGGCAAACAGGCCGCCACGCTATCGGCCATCAAACAGGTCGGGAAGTGGGCCGAGCTGCGGGACTATCTCACGCGCGACATCACCAAGGGCTGCCAGTGCGAGCAATCGGACGGCGGGCATATCCCCTGGTCCGACGCCGACGTGGCGCTGGCCGAGAAGCACGCGCGCCCCGACATCGCCCGCGTCATCACGCTCGGCGCCAACACCGGACAGCGCGGCTCCGACCTGATCCGCATGGGCTGGGCCGACATCGAGGTTTACAAGGGCGTGCGGGGGATCAACGTCAAGCAGAAGAAAACCGGCCGCCAGCTTTGGATACCGATCATGCCGGCGCTGGCTGAGCGCCTGGACACCTGGGAGAAGCGCCCCGGCCCGATCCTGCGAAAGCCCGACGGCCACCCCTGGACGCGCGAACAGCTCACGGCGGCATGGACGCGCCACCGCGACGATAACCCCGAGTTGAAGGCGCTGAGGGACGCCGGCCTGGTCCTTCACGGGCTGCGTGGCCACGCCTGCGTGCGGCTGCTGCGGTCGAACTTCAACACCCGGCAAATCTCGGATTGGGTCGGCATGTCGGAACCGATGGTGAAGAACTACACCCGGTTCTCCGATCAGAAGGACAACGCCCTAGCGGCGGTGCATTTGCTCGACGGAACGCGCCTAGAACAGCCATCCAATAAGTTACGGAAAAACCATGTGTAAGCCATTGAAAAACAAAGCTGTGCCATACTCCGCACCTACGGCAGAGTGTGTCGTATCAATAGGTTACGCTCCCTCGGTATCCGCAAATCGAGGGAGATAGCCTATGAACACCCCAGACCAAGCCAAACGCGACGTTCGAGCCTTCGAGCGCTGGTATCTCGCCAGCCTGAACGAGTGGCCGGCAGAACTACGTGACAAGGGCCAACGCGCCCTGCTCGCCCTCAAGACACTCGACCAAGACGACGTGCCCGAGCCGATGGTTCGCGAGGCCGCGAAAGACCTTGCCGACTTCAACACGGCGCACGCCGCGCACATCGCCAGCAAGGGAGCGTGAGGGAAATGGAAACGGTTCTGGTCTGGTATTTCCTGACTTCGAGCGTCGTCACCATTGGCCCGTTCACGACGCAGGATCAATGCAAGCAATTCTCTGAGTGGGCTTTCAGATGGAAACACGTCAGCTCGTGCTGGCAGGCACCACTCGTAGCGCCACGGCCGCACTCAATCGAAGACCACGCCAAGACAAGCCCGACCGTGCGTTGATCGCAAGTCAGGGCACCTGAATTTATCAGCAACGGGAGAGACTTAAATGAACTTCGACATTAATACCATCGCCGACATCTGCCGCCCGCATAACGAGAAGCTGATCGCGGAAGGCAAGGCGCGGCGATTTGAGAGCGACGCGACGCGCCTGCGCCGGATACTCAAGCTCATCGCGGAATCGACATTCGACGCCAACACGCGCGCCACCATCGAAGCCGAACTTGGGCGCGATGTTGAAGGCGGGTGGAGGGCCGGTCAGCCGCTTCCTGATCGTCCGGTCTGACATTCATCGCAAGAACAACCGCAGCGCGGCAAATTAGGAACAGGGGAAAAGCAATGGGCCGACGACGAAACCTAAATAAGCAGCCAATGCCCCGCGTCGTCATCCATTGGGATGAGAACGGCTGGCCAAACTATATGGCAGACGGCGAAGTTGACTTGATCTTTATCGATGAGCGTGTGCCGCGCGACCGGGTTTATCGCTACAGCGGACACCGTGTCGATTACCGCAAGATCGATGAGTTGATCGGTCAATCGCGAATTGGAACGCTGGGGGACATGCCTGGAGCCGAGGCTGCGGTTCTGGCCCACGTCAACGGTGAGCCTGACCCGCGCCCCAAGCTTAAGGTCGTTCAACCCCGAAGAACCGGCGTAGCTGACGCTAATGGCGAGTGAATGACATGGAGATAACCCGCGAAAAGTTCATCAAGGCCACAGGGCGAGAGCCTGAGAAGGACGACCTTGAGCGATGCAATTGCCCGTACTTCGGCCACATCGTTCACACGCACTGCGGTTGGAACTACGAAACAAATAAGCCGCAGTTTTTCGGTGCCCCGCATCCTTGGAACGGATTATCGGCCCCGGTCGCGGTGCTCTGCTTTTCGTCGTCAGAACTTTAAAGCCGCGCTGACTTGGCGTGTCTGCCGGCGCGGAAATTAGGATCAGGGGAACGATGAAAACACTGGAACAGTCACACGCCGATCTCGTGGAGTTCATGAGTACCGTGGTCCGGCACAGCGAAAGGCTGCACGGTCCATCAAAGGACGGACGCTCATCTGAGGCATTCGAGCAGCTGCGGCGGGCGAAAAGGCTCCTAGCCGAAGCTCCCAAATTACAGGAGACAGCATGAAGGTTTATCTCTGCGGCCCAATCAACGGATGCACCGACGAACAGTGCAAGGACTGGCGCGAAATGGCGAAAGCGCGCCTCCCTGACACGCTCGATCCGATGCGGCGCGACTACCGCGGCCGAGAGGACGAATGCGTCGATGAGATCGTCGATGGCGACATCGAGGATGTCGAAGCGTCCGACATCATACTGGTGAACTGCAGCGGCCCGAGCTGGGGCACGGCGATGGAAATTTGGCACGCCCATCTGCGCGACATCCCCGTAATCGTGGTTCACCCCCCGGAAATGAAGAAGAGCCCGTGGCTTCGCCGCGCCACGGCAAAGTTCTTCCTCTCATTCGACGACGCCTTCGGCTGGATCGAGGAGCATTCGTGATGGCTAGGGACAAGGAGCGAGATCGGATTACGCGCCATGCCTACTACTTGGCGCACAGGGAGGACTTCAAGCGCCGCCGCAACGCATGGGCCGCCAAGAACCGCCACCAGATCAAGGTGGCGCGGGGGCTCGATATTTCGGTTCGTGAGGCCGGCGCGCTGCTTCGGCAGCAATCAATCCAGCCGTCGGCATAGTGGAGAGGTAACCGCAAATGGCAACTTGCTGCTGCTTGGGTCCGCAGAACGGACAGCCACTATGCCCCTGCCAGATGCGGGCGGCCGAGGGCTGGATCGCACCGAGAACGCTCAAGATATGGCACATGCACATAGGGGCCGAAGACGATCCGAAGGCTACGAGTTACGTGGATGCGCCGATGCTCACTTGCATCGGGCGTGATGAATTTTAGTTCGCTTATGCGCCCTATCTGACGGAGGCTCCGATGGC